ATAAAATCCTCCTATGCTTTTTTCAAAAATCCATTACTATCAAACACTACCTCAAAACCTTTTATTTTAATCGTGTTAGACGATAAACCTAAATCAATATTACCTCGAAAAATATGATTATATGTTCCGCTCTCCCTAAAATCATAGTAAGACGAATAACTATTATCACCTATAACCACTTGTCCATTTAAACCGGACGTAACCTTCAATAACATTCTTTGTGTTGTATACATTATTCCGCTTGTAACACTGTAAGGATTTAAAACATATAGATTTCTTAATAATATATTTCCGCTGCTATCTGCTTTAAATACCTCATAACTGCTTGATGGAGAACTATAAATAACTATTTTCCCACCGCC